ATCCCAGCTAATTATATCCATCATTTCTTTTGTTTACTCCTTACTATCTCTTCGTAATCCTTAGTACACTTACTAACCCAACTCCTTAACTGCAACTCATTATAAACTTCATAAACAGATAAACCTAATATTTCTTTTTCTTTAATCAAATCTCCCCCACTTAATTGAGATGATATGGTTTTAAACCCAAATATTTCTGGAATCCTATCGAACCCAGCCATCTTTTGATCGTTAGTGTAATTAGAATTTTTAGATCTTAGTACGTTCCATTTCTCAATTCGTTCAATCTCTTCAAAAAAAAACCAGCTGCCTGATATACTTTAGTGCAAGGCTGTTCATTAAACACCTTGGCTAACTCCATCGCTTTAGTGTAATCATAATCACCGTCTGTAATAGTCTGATAGTAACTAGCGCAGATCAAAGGGTAAATACTATACACGTCATCATTGTTATCTTGAGCTTCCTTCTGAAGGTCTTTATATAATCCTATACTAAGAACCCCTATATCTTCAGGGAAATTAAACACACCCTTATCACCCATTATGAAATTAACACTACTACTGCTAGTCTCATCCCAATTAGTTGACCAGGATAGTTTATTCTCTACCCACACATAGAAGTCTGCCAATTCAGGATACTTGTTAAACATCTCGTAAGGTATGTTAGTGAGTATTGATATCCTCTTTAATACATCCTCCTCTTTACTTATAAGATGGAACTGATTAAACGTTACATCCTCCCAAGATTCAGGCACTTCAACATCTAAGTCTTGCTGTTCTGTTATTTTTACATTAAGGGATATCATTAGAAATACCCTAAAGTAAACTTATACCCACTACAAACTAATCCTATTAACGCACCTATAGTCCAGCATAAGAATAAGGACAACCCTAATAGAGTAATCCCATACAATCCTTTCTTTAACAATTCTTTAATTTTATTTACCATCTTGTTGTTGTTTTGCTTATTTTAATAGTTAAAGATACAAAATATTTTGAACTATACTACCACCTTGTTGTAGATTTCCCTATTTCAAAAAACTCCAATTCCATAAAAGCATCCATTACATCTGGTGATTCCCCGTTAAGGTATGTTTTCTGATCTGATTTATCGTTTATCCGTAGCTTACCATCGTGATCTGCCTTAGCCTTTTTAATCGCCTTCCTCTCAAACAACAACCTTTCTCTTAAGGTGTGCTTATCATCATACTTCTTATTAGCAGCACTTGGATGTATATAGTAATCTCCATTTAAAACAGAATCTCCTGACCTATAGTAGCACTGTGTTTTGAGATTAGGATAATTCTGATCCTTACCCTTTACCTTTAAAGCCTTACTCCCGTTCTTAAACTCTTTAGCGTTAGGAATAAACCCATCAATAAATCCACCTACACCATCATTATCAAACACTATATTACTATTTGATGCCTTATGTTTTTTAGCTAAATCTTTTATTGCATCCACAACCTGCTTGCCATTAGACTTATTCATTACTATGAAGTCTATTAGTATTTTACCGTCCCAAACAAAAACTATAAACTTATCACTTCCTTTGAGCGCTATATCAGCAGTGATTCGCTTAACCCCTCCTTTAACGTGTTCATTAGTGAACATATCCTTAAATGAATCATAATCATAAATATCAATATCGTTGGCTGATACTTTCCAATTACCCTTAAGCAATTGCTTTTTTACTTCTTCTGGTTGCGCGTTTAGATTACCTAAGTATGCGGGGTTAACTTTTAATAATTCTTGGTTGTCATATATGCTCCCCCCTATAAATTCAATCGACTTTATAAACTCTTTAGGGTCTATGTTTGATTTTTCCACAAGAGGCTTGAGCACGTGCATCCCTTTATTAATTACCTCCTCTTTAGTGCTACCCCAAATATAATTATCGTTATCAACCATAAAATAACGCTTAACCCCCTGTCTCTCTGGTATAGGATACCCGTCCTCGCCTATCCACCAATCTATTAAGTCAGCTACCCAACTATCAGGATCAGGATTACAAGTAGCTCTTATATAAGGCTTAACTCCAGAAGTAGATCTATTACGAGTTAGCATATAAAAAAACATCTTCTTAGTAAAATGTGTTAACTCATCAAATACAATTAATGGTATTTCTGATCCCTGCCAATCGTATATATTTTTTTCGTGTTCTAGGTGAGAAAATTTAATCTTAGCACCACTATTAAACTTCCATTCGAGTATTGAGCTCTTTGGCTCTGCACCATCTATCAAAGTATACAACTTCTGTGAAGCATCCCAAAGACCTCCCTCGGCCCTAATCATTGGAGATGTTCTTCTAAAAAATACAGCCCCAAAATCCTTTTTATCTATATGTCTTATCGGCTCTAGTAATAAACAAAAAGTCTTACCCACTCCAGCAGCCCCTCCGCCTATAACTATGTCGGCACTTGATCCTAAAGCATTTAATTGATACCCTTCTTGAGGTTCAACAACTTTATTCTCTATCATTTTTAGGGATCTTAAACTCAGTAACTATACTCAAAGGCTTCTTATCATCACCTATTAGCTCAGTCCTAGCAAGCTTAGGTCTAAAAAACTCTATGATCGCATTGAACTTATCCATAGCCTTAAGTTTAATGTCTTCGTTCTCTGATCCCATTAGAGATCTTAAATTTGCTTTGTATAGCTCGATACCCTCACCAGTTACCCACTCACCAATTTCGTTCCAAGCTGCTGTTTTCTTATTTACAGACCCCTCAACTCTACCTTTAGGATTACCACTTTTACCTTTTACGAATGCCATTGTTGATTATTGTTGTTTGCAATAAATATACTTAATTATTATTTAACCTATATTACGGAACAAGAAACAGTAGTCTCAGTCTCTCTACAACGGTGAAGATCTACATATACTAAATGCTGTCCAATCCCTTTAAACTCTTTCCCATCATTATACTTGTTGCAAAGTATATCAATAAACTGAGCCTCACCAGAAGCATTAATTTTATTAAGCTCCTTCCTCATTATCATTCTTATTATGTATCTTATCATAACCCTTAACTACTTAATTCCTCTAATTTCTTTACTTCTTCATCTGTAAATAATACATTCTCAGGATCTATATTACATCTATCAATAAAATCAATCCCTTCATAGTATATTACGTGTGCTATATACTTCCTCAATAATTCTTCCATAATTATATTTTTAAGCTAAATTTATTATATCATCTACTGTTAACTCTATTAACCTTTGTTCTATCTCTGTGTTAGTAGAACCTAAATTTGGGTGTATTAAAGTAGGAGGATAATCCTTTTCATATAGCCCTATTACTATTTCTTTATCACCTCTCAGTAATCTAATATCAATCATACCTCCAACACAAGATGAGAAGTAACCATTATTAGTATACTTCTTGTATTCGCTCCCTATCTTTCTAAATGGCTCAAATCCCTTACTTATTAAGTCTTCTATTAATTTCATAATTATCTATCTATTCTATTATTTCGATTGTCGCCTCAAATACATAATCTTCTGTTTGTTCATCATACCCAAACACCTTACACTTTTGATCAATATCATTAGTAGCCATAGCTCTGTAGCTTATACCGTTACCATAATCTAATGTTTCTATTTTGATTGGGGAATCAACAGTAACTAGATAACCATTAAATAATTGATTAACTCTCTCCCCTCCTTTTAAGTCCTTAATATGAATTTTCATAATCTATTTATATATATAAAGGATTTTTACACTTACACTCAGGATTAGACTTAAATTCAACTTGTTTTAAACCCAAGTCTTCCATTCTAATTTTAATCGCAGCAATTGGGTCAGGTGCCTCTATTGGATAGTGCTTTTTTTCATAGTCCTCAATTAATAAGGATAAAAGCTCTCCTTCGTCGTATTCAGGAGTTCCAACTTTAGCAAAAAATATTTCATCGATTCTGTTAAGAGCCAAGTCATATTCCTGTTCCGTTGTGATTATAGTATTCATTTTTTCTCTCTTTGCGTTGTTTGTTTGTTTGTTTGTTTTAGGTTGATGGTTTAGTTCATAGGCTTTATGTGTTCGATAGCATCACTAATCAAATCGAAGCATTCGTCACAACTTAAAGCCGTTCCAACTTCCTCCTTTAATTTACCTGCGTGTAATTGTATTATCTTTTCTACGCTCATAATTTTACTAATTATAATG